TGTTCATTGTCACCCTCCCCAATATTGGTGATCTTAACTTTAATTTGTGACCCAATTGGATTAGGTACATTTGGCTCTCTATCTTCAAAGATCACATAACAATCCATATCTAATGCTTCAGAGATTGTCTTAATCTTTGCTAATGTGATAGTATCCTTTTCAAATAGACGACGGTCATTATTAAAGTTATCCCCAAATCGATAAGCATATTTATTGATATCAATATTCTTACGATTAACTGCTTCTTTAAGACCAATCATCTCTGGTAAGTCATTTGGTTTGATTCTTACATGGAAGATATTATCAGGATTAATCAAGATAGTTTCTTCCATAGAACGTAACTCACTAGATTTTTCGATTTGATCTTGCATGCTCTTAGCATTAGCAAAATCAATAATCTTCATATTCTCTAAAGCATACTTATCTTGGTCTTTATCTGCATTAATGAATGTAGCCATACACCCATCAATAATAACACCATTAGTATGGTATGCATTAGATTTACCAATAATCGGATAAACTTTACCATCTTCTTCAATAGCAACGTTAATGTCTTCAGCATTCTTCATTGCATTATCAAAGTCATAGATGGTATACATTACCCCATTAACTACGCCTTTTTTCATTGTATGTGTCTCCGATTAAAAATAAAAGATACAATAGGAGGTTAGGTTATTCACCTAACCTCCAGATCAATATCTATTATTCAACGTCAACGAGTTTATCGTCTTTAATGAATTTCTTCAAGTCAACTGCAGGCTCTAATTCAACTACACGTTTACCATCTTCATCAGTAGCTGTAGCTGTAAGATATTCATCAAACTTAACTTCGTAACCTTCTTCATCGATGTCTGTTTTGTTAAGATTCATTAATGCATTGATTACGGAAGATAAGATAACACGAGTGATATCGAATACGAATGCATTGTTAACGAATTTGTTGTTAGTCAATACATACATGAAACGATTCAAGAAGCGTTGAACTTCTTCATCACTTAGGTCGTACACAGTTGCGATATCTTTAATACCATCTTCGTTTAATTCAAAACGAGCTTCGAAGGAGTTTTTACCTTCATCATCAACTGCACGTTCTAAAACGATACCAGCAATGAATGTACCATTTTTATCATTGACACGTAAAGCTGCTTCGTTTTCAAACTTAGTGTTTGCCAAGAATTTAACTGCACCAAATAGTACGGACTTTAATACATTTACGAATTGATGGGAACGTAGAATAATTTGATCTTCTGATTTCAAACGTTCCAATACTGTTTCGATGATGTTTGTTTCTTTAATGTCTTTTACCATGGTTGTGTCTCCTTTGCATGGAATAAAATAAATACGTGATCATAATGTATGATCACGTATATAATATATTAATATTCTGTAGGTTAGTTTGTAATTTTTTACAAACCAAATCTCTTCCTAAAGTCAGGTAATGCTTCGATTTGGATACCATACTTCAAAGCCTTATCTACTTTAGAGCTACTGAATCCTACATGAGGAACTACTAAGATATTTGTATCTCTGGTTACACTTGTGTCTGTAACGAAATATCCTAGAGGTGCCATCTTCTCTGCTAATGTATCATCTCTAAATCCAGTGATTACAATCTTCTTACGATTGTCTACTAGGTTATAAGTTCTGACTACATTAGTCATCTTCATGATAGTAATGAGATCTTCAGCAAAGACTTCACGTTCATTAAGAATAGTCTCTACTGTAACTTTACCAATCCCTTTTAACTTCATGAGTTTAGATTGCAATTCACTCTCAGGTAAGTTTAGAACTTCCTCGATCTTTAAAGCATGGAGAATAATCTTCCATGATTTGATTGCAATATCTGTAAAGCCTAAAGCACCAATGATATTATAATCATATACTTGCTTAGTCTTTAATTCGTTTACCCGCTCCATGAACTTCTTACTATTGACTTCACCTAAGATAGTTAATCTACTAGGAGTAATATTAAGAAGATCAGTGAATGAAGTTATGCTTAGATCTTTAACTGTAGCTTCAGAGAAATCTCTAAAGTTTATCTTACTAAGCATATCTGCCATCCTAGCAATACCACGACCAATGCATTTAGGATTAGGACATGATACAGATTTGCCGCTATATGACTCTACCAGTAGAGTACCACAGGCAGGGCAATTATCGATGAAATCCTCCATAGGTCTTGGATTATTATCGTTCTCTACACAATCATGTCTAGATACATATGGCATTACATCATTAACATAAGTCACATCAATAATATCATTGTATCTTAATGACAATGCTTTGAATCTTTCATATGAATGACCACTTGCTAAATTGTGGACTGTACCATTGAACTCCACTGGGTCAAACATAATCATCGGTGTAATAACACCATTCTTACCAACTGTATATTGGTAACCACGGAATCTTGTAGATCTAACCATAGCATTGAACTTGATTGCAATACTATACTTATTTACATGATTCTCTCTACCAAGAGATTGAATGATATTCTTATCGGTATAAGAGATAACTACACCATCATATGCAAATGGCATATACTCTCTAAACCAATCAGCTTCATCAGTAAACTTCTTGACTTGGAATAATACGTTGCTATAATAACCTTGAATGACTCTATATCTATTAGGCTCTTTAGTGGCAAAGTATCTATTCATAAATTCTAATTCTTCTATACGACTATTGAAGTCAATAGAAGTTGCTAATGGTACTAAAGTAATATAATCAATATAGTCTCTAGCATTAGCTGAACCAATAATGCCAGCTATTGCAGTTCTCATATTCTTATAAGTCTTACCAGTAGCATTCTGGAATCTAACTAGATCTTCTTTAGTTATAATTGCCTCGAACTTCATACCAATAATCTCATTATCAGATAGCTCATTAGGAAATTTATAACCATATAAGATATCAGTTAAATCTGTAGCTAAGTCAGCATCTAAATCTCCTCGAGTTCTAGCACTGACTACTTTGTTATTTACTTCAGCTTCTACAGATAATCCATCATATTTGATTTCCGCTACCATCTCAAATGGAGTTTGATAATTAATCAAACCCATCATAAGATGTTTAGCTAAGAAGTCTCTTTCAAATATCTTTACCTTTGGATCTCTATCTGCAAATGCTTTCTTTGCATCTGATTCTAATACAAACTTACACTTATCTAGAGTACCAACTAATTGAGGATATTTATGAGCTGTATCTCTTCCTCTATCTGATACTGTAGAATGATTAGAATCCATTGCAGGTTGCCATCTATTCGTTGGGATATCAATGAATGTATCTCTATATAGAGTATCATTGGTTTCCTTCGGATAAGATACAATAGCTTCTACATAACTTTCATTATTAGTTGCTTTACCTTTACCTTGGAGCTTAAAGTGAACTACATCAGATCCAACTTGGAAGTTAGGATTGTAGACTTTATAAGCTTCTAGTAGTAAATCATATACGCCATCTTCTAATGGCAATACAGCTAGATCTGTATTGTTATATAGAATATTGCTGATACGTAGAATCATATCAGCATCATCTATATCCTGAATGGTCCAGTTTTGTTTATTTAACAAGACTGTAGTCCGTTCATTAATCAATCTTAAATTCTCGTCTTCAAAGACGTTATCAAGACTACCACGTAAGAGAGTCGTATAAAGATCTCTTAGTATCATGATTGCCTCCTTATTTAAAGTACTTAATATCCCTAGTTACCCATAAGGAATCTGTTTCGCTATAACCTTCTGGAGGTTCACTACTCATAGCTCCTTCCATGAGTGCTGGGATACCTGGTTCAACGAAGTTATCATATACCGGATAATATTTACCATTGAATTCTTTAACTGTAATCTTCATCTTAGACTTATCATTCTCTCTTAGAGCTTTAAGATAAGAATAGTCTTCGAGCATTGCAGGTGTATAGAAATCTTCATCTGGAATATCATACAATAATGCTTCTTGATATTTCTTCGGAACCTTCTCAAATGTTAATTTTAGACCAATAGCCTTAAGATATGCATTTACAATCTCAGCAGATCTAGATTTAGCATCAGCTGATAAAGTAATGTCTACATCATTAGGATTCTTAGTCAATAGATCTTTAATAGATCTACGTCCAATAGGAGCTGTACTATAGAGCATCAACATAATTACATTGATATCATCACCAATATGAGTCAATGCACTAATTTCCATTTCCCCTTGTCGGATAGGTGTATTAGTATATACAGGTTTATACAATCCAGCAGATTTGTTACGACTGTTTTCACCTTTATTATTACTAAATGACATACTTGTTGCTGAGAACTTTTCTTCTGCATATTGTTTCAATCTACAGATGTATTGTTTAGCCACAAGCACTGGTCTTAAGGATTTAACCAAGCGATAATTCTTATTAGAAGAATCAGGCATAGGAGTATGTACATACCCATGTCTTGTCTCTGGGAACTCAGCTAGAACTTTTTGTAAAGTTTCTATTGTAACTGGTTCTTGCATTGGTAAAATAGATAGAGTAATATTCCCATCATCAATAATGGAATTCAAATATTCCATACGTACTGTAGGATTACTATTATCAATAAACTCTTGCATTTCTCTAGCTTGACTAGGACTAAAGAAACTTACAAATTTTATAATCTTCTTAAGAGATCCATTAGTATCTTGCTTATTAAGATTACGTACAACTGCAGCTGATGCGGAATTGATTTCCATTTCGAATAATTGAGACGGATTCAAACGATTGACTACAGTTGCTTGGTTATATTTCATCTCTACCCTTTGACCATCTTCTGTCATAGGCATAAGTTCATCAGGTAGGATATTAGAAATGACACCTTTACCACCATATCGATTAGTTAATTTATCACCGATATGAAGTTCATTCTCTTCTAGGATATATACATCCATTTGTAAGTTAGAATATACATTATTATCTATATTGAACTTAACTCCATCCAAGATTTGTTGACTTGTATGGACAAGCTTTTGTAGATCATATCCTAACTCACACTTATAGTTAGCCTGAAGTCTATGTACTGTATGGATTAACTCATCACAGAACCGCTTATTATCTTGATAATACATATTAAGCTGAGTATTGTAGATAGAGTTCTCCATCAAGTCTGGATTATTAGTATGGATTTCAATACCAACTACCTTACCAGTACTTGTAATCTTTTCATCAGACATATTGATATCTTGTAGCTTATTGAATACTTGAGAGAATAAAGCTTCTTCTTTATTTTCTCGACGTACTGCTGCTAAGATACCTTCTCTGATATCTTCACCAATATCTGGGATAACCTTATAGATATCCTTGTTACCATATAGATTAAGTAAGATATCATTTTCATTGATCATGAATGAAATCTTCTTAACTAATGGAGATTTGAATCTCTTTGCACAAGATTCACTGATTTCGATAGCATCTTCTGTTGTCTTATTCTTTGCAATATACATTAGTAAGACATTGATGCCATCCATCCTGTTGTTGTACTCATCAAAACCTTTAGATTTAGTTACTACTTCTCCTTTCTCAATAACACTGCCTACGACAAGATTATCAAGAACTGAGTTATTAATCTCATATCCAAAGGATTCTGTGATATACTTATAATCCAACTTATGAAGAATGTCTAATGTATTAGATTCTTCATTATGGACGATAAGATAGTACTCATGACCTGGGGTCATAGCATATCTTTCCACTCTAGCTAATACAGTTTTACGTTGATCAGCTTGTTGGAAAGATGTTGAACGTTGTCCGAATTCATTCTCAAAGCCAGTTTGAATGAATGGGACTTCAGATTTACATAGTGCCATAGATTGTTCTGAATGGACACTATACATAATCTTACGACTACCAGAGCTACTAGCTGGGAATGGTTGAATTAACTCTTTCCCTAGTACCTGTTCTGGTATTTGAATTCTTTGTCTAGCACGATTAATCTCGTCGTCTAGAATCAATGTGTTCGCCATTGTGTCTCCTTTCTAAAAGTATTTACAGAAGAGTAATCAATACTCTTCTGTATCACCTTTATAATATATAACTTAATCTTCCAATGCTCTAAATGAAGCAATAAGATCTTTTGTAATAGATGCATTTGTAACTTGACCACTTGTAGGTACTGGAGCGATTAATTCGTCCATTACATCACGAGCCAAACGTAAGAATTGCATACGGAAATCTTCTCGTTCTATAAAGAACTCTTTGAAATCACGAGTTCTAAACTTAGTATCATAGCCATCTAATTCTAAGTAAGCACCTTTAGTAGCAATCTTACCAGAATCTTTAAGCATAACCATTAATGAATAAAGTGGATCGAAACCATAGTCTTGAGAGAAAATCAATGGAGTAGATTTACCAGCTTTATTTGTACGAGATTTACCTAAAGAAATATCTACTTGGGCACCAGAGAATCCAAAAGTTTCTTCTTTAAGTTTACTATCATCAAATCGAATGATGTTATTTGCTAAATAGGTTACAGCTCTACCGCCAGGTAAAGACTCACATTGTTTAAGAT